AAATAGGGAATGTTAGGCTTTTTCTTACAGGTTCAAGTCCTGTCATCCGCATTTTTTATGCAGTACTTGTATTTACTAGGATTGCCAAGAAATCAAGTATTTTCAATGCTTACAGCAATTTTAAATTAGCTCATAAAATATGTTATTTTGCCAGTTTTGGCATAAAAAAGAAGAACTATGCAACACGAAATGCAACACGAATTTGATACAATATGTAAAAAAACAGCCCCAAAGAATAATTCCAAGGGGCTTAAATTTATGCTTTTTTGATGTATTTTGCAGAAACAAATCCAAAATATTTTCCGGCAATGCGGATATAGTACCAGTCGGTTTTGTCTTTTGTTCCTATCAGCGACAAAAAGGTGGCAATGCCATTAGCCAATTATTAGATGGCAATCAAATCTTTCCAGGTGTTCTTTCCGCATTCCCCGTCAACGCTCAGAACCCCGTTTCTGGATTTCTGATACTGTTTTAATGCATAAATGGTATTTGCATCTGCTTTTCTGGATAAGCTCAGTGCTTTCCCGTTTTTTCCTTTAAATCCTCTTGCGATCAAAATCTCTTGAAGCAACAGGACAGAAGTTCCTTCGCTTCCAAGTTTTACTAATTTTGGCTCAAACATATAACCGGCTCCTTTCGATGTGGTCGTTGATGGTTTTGTGCTAGTTGATGGTTTTGCGGTAGGCTTACTTCCAGTAGTATTGGTAAGTCCACTAAAATCAATCCCTTTTCCAGTAAATCTAAGACGATGCGTCCATCCGTGACTATACAGGTACCAGGGCTGTGTACGGATTTCATTTCCGGAGTTGTCCTTTGTATCGGCGGTTCCCTCGGATGATCTGGCGTGTACGATATTATTTTTATCAATCGCCATCGCTACATGACTATTGGATCCATTCGAATTATTGTCCGCCAGTTCCAGATCGCCTTTGATCATCTGCGCATGCGCTGTCTGATTCCTAGCAACAACCTCAAATCCGGCATTCAGCATCTTGAGCATATTGCCAGTATAAGAGCAATTCTCTTTGAGATAACGTGCCTGTTTGGTAAGCCCATTTTTGAGGAACGCATAGTAATAAGCAGTAAGTGCCAATGAGCTACAGTCGAAAGATTTCGGAATGTTAATTTCGTATAAGCTCCTAATTCTCTGACTGTATCCATGACTGTTATCATTCGCAATATTCACTGCAAAGCTTACTGCATCGTTTCTCACATTCTGGATAATCTGTTCTTTTGTCTTTGCCATTGTTCCACTCTCCTTTGCTTCTGTATAATCTTTATAAAATACATTTCTATCAACTTTGGCATTAATTCCTGGAATCGTTGCTTTTGAGCTGTACTGCCAGCCAACACCCCAACTTGGACGTAATCTCTCAACTACTGTCCCGTTATCATTTGCCGGATATCTGGCAATCCAGAAATCATGCTTTTTGAGGTGACTGCAAATCACGGTATTGTACCAATCAACGTTGCAGTAAATTCCGAACTTATATCCTGCGGCTTCCACGATTTCACGGAACGCATCAGCCATCTTGTGAATGCTTTCAGAGCCAAGTGTACGCTGATTATTGTGTTCCAAATCCAGAAATACTGGAAACTGAATTTTTCTTCCATTCAATACGGAAACAACCTTTCTGGCTTCGTTCTGGGCTTCAGATACTGTCGAGGCGTAGGAATACTTGTATACACCTACTGGAATTTTGTGTTTGTTGCAACCGGCAAAGTTGTTCTCGAACTGTCCATCAATAACATTTCCGGCTTCTGTAATTCTCAAGATTGCAAAATCCATTCCGTAATTTGCAACCTTATTCCAATCGATCTTCCCTTGCCACGATGATACGTCAATTCCTTTTAATTCCATATTCTTGTCCTTTCTCGGCATTGCGCCGGCGCAAATTTGTGCAAAAATAAGAGCCTTATGGTGCTGCTCGGATTCTTGGCATATTAACTGTAGGTTCTGTTCCCAGTATCTTTTCAGTGTAAACTCTGCTTTGCCCTCGATTCTTTTGGTAGCAATATACCTGCGTAACATTCCTACAGCACTATTGTCTACCACCGATAGTTCTGTTGTTCGTTCCTGGACTTCATAACGATTCAGTTCGATCGTAAGCGCATCTTGCACTATATCCAGTGTCTCCTGATCCACTTTGCTCTTTAATACTTGCATTACTGATTGTATGATCATTTGCCTTGACTCCATTATCAGCACCTCCCGTACCTTAATTATAAAGCATAGGTACAGATGCTAAACACGAAGATAAATAATAAAAATGTTACATTAAAAACATATAATGGTGGCGGATATTTGCAAACTGGACAAACATATTGTATATATAACGATAGCTTTTTATATCTCCATATTGGATTTAATTCACTTACTGCTTCTGGTATACAAAATGGGACAGTTCTTCTGACCTTACCAGTAAAAGTATCAACAAATAATCAAAATATTGGTGTTATTGGTTCGGGAGATAACAAAGCTCTTATTTGCGCAGTAGGCGTTTCATCAAATGGCTATAATATTGTTTGTAATGGGTTTGTATCAGCAGGTAATTATATAGCAGATTTAATGTTTATACGAGCATAAATTATATTATGATTTAAAAGTTATATATTTAGCTTGTGTCCACATACTGAGTATTCGAACAGATTTACCCTTTTCAATGTTACCCGTAAAATGCACTATATGAGTAGAATTTTGCTTACTTACAGCAACTATACTAACTGGACAAGCGTTCCAGTCCGCATTAGTAGCTCCTATTAAGTAATAATCATTGTTAGTATCTGGTGGATTAATATAGATATGTCCTGCTCCAGTACCTTTACAAACTTGATTTACAAAAGTTATCTTCGTGTTTAATGTATTAATGCCTAGCTTGTCTTTCAGGTATGTAAATAATTGTGAGAACGATATTTTTTTTAATACATTCCCTTCTCCAACTATCAATGTGTCACTTTCTGCCGGCGTTGCTTTCGAAGCCAGTGCCGACATTAATATTGTTTTTAATGATTCTGCCATATAATCACCTCTATTCTTTCACTCTCAGCATCGAACCATCAGAAGTGGCAAGTGCTGATCCATCACTTGTGCCTAATACATACTGGACATTCCGAACATCAACAGCAATCGCATATTTCGCCCCTGTCTGAACTGATGTAGGGCTTATGCTTGCACCGGCTATATAAATGTTTGCATCTGCCATGCATATCACCCTTTCACTTTGATTTTATAATTATCTACCCACGTTTCATCTGCGATTTTATATATGAATCTCAGACAATAGATTCCTGTTTTTTGTGGCTCAATTAACGCATCTAGCGTATGCTCGTTGATATTGCAATTTCCTTGATCTTCTACAGTCTCTGTTTCAGCATCTGTATCAACGAAAATCAATTCGTAATCCGCTGAAATGATGGAAAAAGGGATGTCTACACCGCATACCGGCTCTACTTTACTTTTAAATCGGATTTTTTCTCCCAAATCCATTATTGTATTGCTATCTACGTATCTAATTGCCATGTCCTCTCTCCTTTCAGCATGTTTTATGTCCGCTGAAACATTGCTTTACAAGCTCTGCCGTCAGCTGGCTCAGATTCAGCAATGAGCTGTACTCGATGTTCTCTGATTCTGCCGTATATCCTCTCGGAACGAGCTTTCCAGCAATCTCGTGCCCTGATATCAGAAACAGTACAGTGGCGGTATAAGCTGTCAAGCCACCACTACTTTCTGCATAGATTTCTATGACATACTGTCCATCTCTATTGGCAGGGACTATTGCGTCCCAGATTTCGAGATCCGATCCCTCTCGTCTCTGGAACTCAATAGCGAACTCATTACACGAGCCGTAAACCCTCGTAATCATCATTCATCAGTTACTGTGACAGAGATCACATAAGTTTTGCCTGCATCGACCGGATTAGGCGTTACGCTTGCGGCTGTAATATTTGGTGGGTTCGGATCATACTTGACAGTTCTAGTAATGGTTGTTGTCTTACCGGCACTGTCTTTTGCAACGATAGTAATTGTATTTGAGCCTGCGGACAATGTGACCGTAGTGCTGAATGCTCCGTTGCTACCAACAGTGACAGCTTTACCATTAACTGTAACGGTTACAGGAGAAGATGTTGCATCGTTGGTTGTACCAGATACAGTGATTGTATTTTTATTTGTAACATATCCATCTGACGGAGAGCTGATGCTCAGAGTTGGTGGTACGGTATCAATCTTAAATGTTACGGATTTCTGCGTAGCTGCGTTGCCATCGTAATCGGATGCATCAAACCTAATGGTATGAGAACCATCGGTAAGAGCTGTTTCCGGTATGTACGAACAATTGTAACCACCGGTTACGGCGGTCTTTGTAATGCCGTCAGTAATCTTGCTTCCGGAATCGATTGTGATACCGATAGTAGACGGATTAACACCAGAATCATCATCTGTAACAGTCCATGTGATAGTTGGCTTGTTGTTGACAAGTGTTGCAGATGCTGTTGGATTTGTGACTGTAATTACCGGAGCGACCTTTTCTTTAACGGTTAATCGCAGGGAACTACCGATTGCGGAATCTGTTGCATCTTTGGTGGTCACGTTTCCAGCATCGTCCGTTGCCTTGATTGTTATTCCGTAATAATGTCCGCTCTGGCTGTAACTGGACTTATTTGGAGCTGTTACTGTAGCTTCATATTTGCCCGTATTACTGTTAAAAGTAAGGGTGTAAGTCTGTCCATTTACAATATATTGTACTTGCTTTACTGACATTTATGTACCTCCATTTCATAATTCATTCTATATTTAATTTTATTATCCGATAATAGATATTTTAGTCCAAGTTTTTTTCTTATAAGTTGCTGCGGCTATTGAATTTGAAGCGTTATTTATTCCTATAAAATTGGCAACTCTAATACTACCAGAACACATTAATATTCCCCAAGCCCAACCGCCAAAGAGTCCTCCGATAGTTCCCCATACAAAGTAAGCACGTGGCTTTTGAGATGCGTTAATAAAGTTTTCTATGTTATTATCTAGATTCATTAAATTTGGGTTACTATTTAATTGGTTAAGCGCGGCCGGTAACGTCATCGTTCCCTGATCCAGTCCGAAGGTCTTTGATGTCAATTTATTGAGTACCGCATCAGCAAGCTTATCATAATCAATCAGCTTGTTTGCCGCATCCTCTGCACTGTAAAGCATAAATTTATCTGCATCTTTTGGTGTTGTTTTTACGGGATATTCATTAAATTTTGCCATATTAATTCTCCTTTTCTATATTGAACTTTTCATAGAACTGATTAATTAGTTTCTCCTGTCGGTCAAGCTGTTCTTTCTGGCTTTTTATCATTGCAAACATAGCAGGTATCATGATACGTTCGTTCCAGTCCTCAACAAGTCCGTTTTGATGCCGAGTAGCTTCCGGAAAGAATGCTTCTACATTCTCGACAATAAACATCGGGATATATCTTCCTTCGTTCTCGTCCCCTTTAACTAGATATCCCTCTTTATATTTCGCCCGCGTTGGTTTAATATTGTACCAGTTTTCAATTTCTTGCTCTGAAATATCGTTTCCAATGTCTTTATAGCGCTTTGAAGATGAAGCTTTCAGCATCAGTTGCTTGTATCCTGTACGTCCATCCCAACAAATAGTATTTGATGATGTCGTATACTCCATGTTTTCTATCTTTGGCGATTTTGCAAAAGATGCAGAATTAGTAACAGTTAAATCTCCAAATGTACCGGTATCAGCCGATACCTCTGTGGCATATACGTTTAGACTGTTATCATTCCAACTGATTCCCCAATTTTCACTATTTTCAATTTCAATATCTACTTCATCGTCAAAGAACTTCTTGATATCAACAGGGAATATTCCATCGCTTGAAAACTGTACACCTGTATATTTCATGTATTTTGAATTTTCTTCGTAGCTTGTAAATACAGTATATCCAGAGCGATCAATTAATCCTTTAACAGCATTGCTGGCATCTTTAATTTTCAGATAACCATTCCCATTCTTTTTGCCGCCCAAGGTAACTGTTCCACCAAGAAGAGCATCAAGGCTGACGTAGAGACGCCCATTGCTATAATATAATCCCTTCCAAGCCCCGTCATTAGTCAGAATGCTAACTATTTGCTCCTGCGTCAAATTGTCTATATCAATAACGACCGCCACGCTCTGCATATCCATTAATGTCGTAGTACCACCGGATGCATATAATTTACATCTAACATTTGTCACATCTCTCGGAATACCAATGGTTGAACCATTAGAACTTGCTACTGTCTGACCAGATCCATTTGTCAAAATAGAATACAAATAGTGTGTCACGGTATCCTCATCGGTTGAACTAGTATAAATGGTATTCCAAGTGTTTCCGTCAGCAGTCTCTTCAACAACGAATCTGCCTTTATAAGGCACTCTAGTAGCTGACTTTCCGTCACGATAATACGCTTTAAATGTTATAAAGTTTGGACTAATTGTCTTGTCAGAGCCACGTTTCAGGACGTTGCATGATGGCTCAACCATGTATGTTCTACCAGGTTCACCATCTTTTCCATCTTTGCCCTTTTTCTGCTTGGAAATCGTAAATCTCTTTGTTATAGAAAGATTAATCAGGTACGTTGCCTTAATATCCACCCATCCATTGTCTGCACTCAAGCCTGTGACAGTGTAAGTATGCGTATCTACATCCCAAGAGCCGGTTACACTGTCTGATTTTGTAATGGTATAGCTACAATCATTTGTGATATCTGACGAGCCGTACATAACTTTCGCTGTAGTTGTCACTGTTGGAAATACCGGAATGTTTCCGTCTGCGTCAGATGTGATCGTCTGCATATCGTTTGACAGCTGGAATGTCATATTCTTGGCATCTGCAATATTGTTGTCCATTTTTGTCAGTTTATCCGGCAAAGAACTACCACCAATTACAACATTATCACCACTGATGATTACTTTTTTGGTGTCCATATCAACCTGGAAGATTATGTTTCCATCGCTATCTCTGACAATCAGTGCGCCTGTGTCAATATAATCAGCATTGATACCATGTGCGTACAGAATTTTTGCTATCAAATCGCCTGTCAGAAAGAAACCGTAAGGATATGTTTTGCCACCATCATTGGATACGCCAATGGCTTCTGCTGTGAATTTAATTACATTTTTTGATTCTGCAAGTGTAGGCTTGTCATGCAGATATGTAATAGTACTGCCATCTTCCTGTGCGACTGATGTTTCATATAATCCAGAAGAATTTTTTAAGGTTTCTTCTAATTTCTTTACTGCTTTTTCTCTAGCTGATTGTTCTTTTTTAACAAGTCGTCTTGCCTCTACGATTGCCTTAGTGGATTCTGACTGGAACTTGCTCTGCCCTCTGATAGGGTCGTCGGCTTGAGTTTTTACAGTAGTCTTTCCATTAACGGAACAAGAAACGTCCGTCAGCGGAGTTATATATCTGTTCCATTTGCGATCATAAGTATATGCCATATCTCCAAACTCAATGAGTGGGTTATATACAAGTTCTCCCGACATGTTACGGAATTTAGCTCCAATTATGGAATCGCCAATTTGAGCAGCTACCGTGTCCAAGTCCGAATCCGCAACAAGGTCGTTCTCCAATTTAAGAACATATCCTGTGCTTCCGTACATGGCTTCATTTTCTCTATTTTTTAGCTTGATTCCAGTAATCACAATATCATCACTAGAAACGGTTGGACTTGTAAAAAAGTCTTTGAGCTTTTCGGATGTGTCAGCTGCTGATTCGATCAGTGTCAAGAATCCATCACTATCAATTGTCCAGTTCCCTGTCGGACTGATAAAACTTTCTGAGTCAATACTTGCGCCGCCTTTAAATGTTACATTTCCATCAGCGTCCACTACTGCGTTGTAATCTTCTTGTACATTGGAAAAATCCCATCTGATAAATCGCAAGTATCCTCTGCTGTCCAGGCGAGCGTTCGCAGTCTCAAGCATTGCTGCCCATCCGAACAACTGACGAAACGTCATGTTTTCCGGAATCTCTGACACGATCAGATTTCCATGAGCCATGGAGACTTCTGACGGAATACCAAGAGTCTCACACGCATCTCTAACAAGAGTCTCTATTGACTGTGGCAGAACCAGATGAGATATATAAGTTGCGTTCGTTTTATACATATCGTCCAAAGCGGTAAAACTAAGGATTTCGCCATATTGTTCTGGTGTCGTAATTGTATAAATACCTTTATCAATGGTTTCGACTCTGTCTTCTGTCGCTGCTTTTGTTGCCAGAATCGCACCGCCACTCTGATCAAGAATTGGGTCATAGTTTTCATCCAGCAATTCATCTGTTGCAGCTGGACTTGCTACGGAGGTCTGCATTTTAAGATACGCATGAACTTTTGCCATATAGAAATTATAGTTTTTCCATTGATCAGAAGTGTTGTCCAACTCCAATGTCATGGATTTACAAACAACGCAGCCAATCGGAAAGCTGCTACTTTCTGCACAATCAGAAAAAGTACAATTTTCGCCCATGATTTCGTTTTTGACTGTTTTTACAGTTCCGTCAGGAAAGGTGATTTCCACTTCCTGCCAGACTCTTTCTCCGTCCTGTAGTTTTTGCTTAAATGTATCGGATACATTAATCAAGTGGATTCACCCCCTGCATGTTAAAAGATATTTTTGATACAAATTTTAAGTCTGGCGAAATTTCTCCAATAGTTAGGCTTGCTTTTCCGACATAAAACGGATCAGTTCTCCATGCCATGTGGTAAAGGGACCAATGGTACAAATTGAAAGTTTTTCCTTTTGCGATAATTTTGAGAATTTTGTTTGCTTCTATAACTGGAACGTTTGATGCTTCATAGCTATACTGTTCGACTGTAAACAATGGAGTTAACAACGCTTTTCCGAACTGCGTACGGTTACTACCTTCTGAATAAGTTGTTTCGAGGTTATAACCCATATCTTTGTCTGGCTGATAGATGGAGGCCCCGTTCATCTTGTATCGTTTTGTTATACTTTTTGGAATAGTTGCCACGTTTCCACCTCCTATGCCAGTTCAAACGGATTTCTTCCGCTTGTGCTGCGTCTTAATTTTGCTTCGTCTATAATTTCGTCAAAAATAATCCGTCTATTAATCTGAGCTGTGAATCTGTAATCACCACCACTCTGCTGCCATGATTCCTCACGCACGATTTTTCTGAGCAGTGCTTCTGGTGTCTCGATGTTGTTTCCTTGCTTCTGATCTCCTAACACAGCGAGGAATTCTGATCTTGGAGGAATAACGGCACCTTTTGCAAGATATGGAATAGTTGGAACTCGCGGAAATGTAGCACTGAATCCGATTGTTTTCTTACCAAATGGAGTAGGCACTTCCCACGGTCCAAAAGAAAACGCGGATTCGATGCCGCCAATAGCTGAGTTTACAGTTCCGATCGCACGGTTTACGATACCAATTACCTTGTTTAATACATTCGTTATAGAGGTTTTTATACTTCCAAAAATATCGACAACTTTGTCTTTTGCAGCTGTAAATTTTTTTACAATTCCATCTTTAATTTTTTCAACAAGATTTCCTACTGTTGACCAAATTGCAGTCCATTTTTGATATGCGCTGGATTTGACATTATCCCAAATCGTCACAATTTTAGATGCGAGATTCTTAAGACTAGAGCTTATAGCGTTGACAAATGTTGATGTTTTATTTTTAATCCAATCCCATACTTCCCCCGCAACTTCTTTAATCTTGTCCCAGTTTTTGTACAGTAATACGCCAATTGCAATGCAAGCCGTTATTGCTGCTATAAAAATTCCGCCCGGTCCGATAGCCGTTGCAATAGCTTTAATTCCTCCCATAATGCCGCTAGAACCAGTCATAAGTGCAATAAGGCCTTTTATAAAACTCGCTACTGTCGTTATACTTCCTGCTATTCTTGACGCTAGCCCTGCAATTTTCGCCGCCGCGAACGCTCCGATTAGAGCTGCACCGAATGCTTCAATAATTGATTGATGATCCGCAAAGAATCCAGCCAAATCCGATACCAGATTGATCACTGTCGGAATTCCTGTTTCAATCAGCCATTTCAGCATTGGGAGGACAATATTGTTGTAAATCCATTCAAGAACGTTTCCGATAGATTCCAGAATTGGTGCAAATGTACTGGTCAGATTACTGATAGATTCCAGTAGAGGATAGAAATTAAGGTTCGCCGCCCATGCCGCTGTATCCTCTGCAATCCTCTCAACAAACTGCATAACTACCACAAGGGCATCTGCAATGTTCTGGATGATCTGTGTTCCAACATTGTTCTTATTCCACGCATCCGCAAAACCGGATGCAATATTCCCGATAGTTTTAAGAACGTTCTGAGCAATCCTCAGCATGGTTGTAAGTATCGTTGTGCCTGTGCCGTTTGTCCAGACCTCTACAAGGCTTTTACCTACACTTACAGCGAGCTTTTTGAGTCCATCAAGTGCGACTTTTGCTGCATTAATGGTATTCTTACCTTCTTTTTTCCATGCGTCCTGGAATGGTTTCCAGAGTTTCTTGAGCAGGTCAGCAAGTTTCTTTGCGGAATCGCTAATTTTATCAAGCGCGGTTTCACCTTCTGCGAGATTTCCGTAGTCCACATTACCAACTGAACTCGGAAGGCCACTGTTACCTGCTCCACCACTTCCACCAGATGAAGATGGTGTGGAAGATGAATTGCTGCCAGTAGATGTGACTTTGTGAACTTCATCAAGTGACGAAAGATAGTTTTTTGTTACTTTATTCGCTTTTTTTGTTGCTTTTGCATTGTCGTTCGTGGCATCCGCCAGTTTCTTTGCATTATCTGCCGCCTGTCCATACTGGTCCGCTGTATCTGCGATCGCGTCTGTTCCGGCAAGACCCGCTCCACTTCCGCTCGTTTGACCGGAAGATTTCTTGCCAGTAATAAGCTCCGTGAATGACTTAAATGCGTTTGCCAGAGTCGCCAGTTTGACGAGAAGAATATTGATCACTTTCAGAACAGGCGTGAAAATATTAATCAGCCCTTGTCCGACTGTTGCCTTGAGGGACTGCAACTGCAACTGCATCACTCGCACCTGGTTCGCCCAGCTGTCAGAAGTACGAATGAAGTCACCAGATGCGGCTGATAACTGTTCCTGCACAAAAGCAAAGCGGAGAGCAACTTTCTCCTGTTCAGTCATTGCAGATGTGGTCTTGCCGTAGCCATTTGCAAGTGCATACTGGTCAAGTGCCGACTGGGTCATTACCACGCCCAAATCTTTTAATGTTTCCGTTTCACCCGTAAACACTGATTTCAGTTTGATATAAGCCAAGTCCTGACTGATGTTGTAGAATGATGCCACATCACCAGTCAGCTGTGTCAGAGCCGTTGACATGTCGTAAGCCTGTGCTTCTGAGAATCCGAACGACTTAGACATTGCTCCGAACGTTCCGACATACCTTTTTGCCATTGTCTCTGATAGTCCGGCTGAGGTCATGGCATTCTTTGCGAATTCGTTCACCTTGTCTGACATGGTTGTAAATGTAACATCAACCACGTTTTGCACTTCTGCGAGATCTGAGCCAAGGGCAACGCATTCTTTTCCAAACTGTACTAATTTACCGACAGCAAATACTCCGCCGATAAGTAGTCCTATTTTTTTTACTGTGCTTCCAAGCCCGTCGAATGACTGTTTAATCGCTGATACACCTTTTTGGACACCGGTTGTGTCTAATCTGGTATCAATAATGACTGATCCATCAGCAGCCATACATTCACCTCCTAACTATTTGAGGTTTAACATCTCATTCAGCGCATCCTTGTACGCTTGCTCCTCTTCGCTGAGACGTGTTTTTATATCAATAATGTTCTTATTTTCCTGATAGAATTTCTTTTCCCATTTATCGAGCTTTTCGCCCTTTGCCTTTTTTGAACGAATTCCAACTACGGTATTAAAAAGACATTCGCCAGATTCCATAAAGTATCCAAAAAACGTCCACCAGTGCATATAAGGCACTGCTCTGATTTCTTTACCGGCAACCTTGTTTACCGCCGGAACAATCATGTCTCCATCCTGTTTCCAATCCATCAAACGGGGCTTTGGACGGTTTGGATTATCGTCAGACTGCCCGCAGTCGATGAACTCTGATGCTTTCTGACAAGCTTCATCCAGACACTCAGCCGGTATGCTTTGCCAGTCCTCAAACAGAATCTGTAACATAACAACTGCTTTCGCCTGCTCGTCCAGTTCTGGATCATTCATAGCTATGAGAATATCAATAATCGCGTGAAAATCCGTTCTGATAGAAAAATCCACCCCACTGATATTTAGTGAGGTGGGTAGCTCATAGGCGGTCATTTTGTATATTTCTCCACGTACTTATTGACTGCCGTCTGCATTTTCTTTTTTCTCTTTTCGATTTCCGGTGCGATTGCTTTTGCGATCTTGTCAAGTACGATGTAGGCGAATACCTGACCATTGCCAAATACAGTAGTCGCTGTGATCGGCTCCTTGAACAGGTCTTTTGATGCTTCATATCCGAGCAGATAGTTGATTTTGTCTTCGATCTGTTTATTCAGTTCAGCCATTTCTTTACCAGACGTGACTTTCTGGATAGACTCTTTAAGCTGTTCAAAGTATTCTGCCGTTTCTTCTGCACGTGCTGCTACATTAATGTCGGTTGGATTCAGCTTGAAAGAAGAAAAAACTTCGTCTTCATTGTTTGTGAATGTAAAAATGAGAATTCCATCATCAATTTTGGTATTAATTACTTTTGCCATTTAGCATATCCTCCTTGTGTATGTGCTTATTCACTGTCAGCTGTGAATGTACCGGAACTGATATCAAATTTTCCTTTTACACGTTCGCCAACATAGTTGACAGTAAATGGAATCTGATAGCCAGATGTGTCTCCACCGTAGGAGGTCGGCACAACATAGCATTCCTGCTGGTATGCTTCATACTTGCCTGCTGTGGCTTCTGTCCAGAGATGAACTTCAACCGCTTTTGTCTTGAGATTATCGTCTTTGAGACGTCCATCTACAATCTTCTGTAACGCTGTGAACAGGTCAGAAGTAGTGTCTGCATAGAACGGATCAGCATCAGAAGAAACTTCGTAGCCGTTATGTTTGAACGTGGATTCTCCGAGAATGTTTTTAGAGGTTTCAGTGTCCGGATTGAGTTCTACATTGTACTCTTCCAGATCCTTGCCAAGACGCTCATATTTCGGTGTCAGCCCTCCACAGAGGGAACCTGCATCAACATAATGAGCCATATATTTACGGTCAATTTTGCCTGTAACTGCCATAGAAATGTCCTTTCTGCCTATAACTTTTAAAAGGCTGTGTAGGTTAGCGACTATCTCCAATTGATAGCCGGTTGTTACGTTATATTACTTCATAAGTGTTTTCGTAGCGTACCGATAATGGTAATAGCCAATCCTGCACACCACTCTCCTGCGGCTCTAAACCATAGGAGTTATCGCGAGTAATGCGTTTTATCACTCGCCCCTGTGAAAGCTCTGGAAACGCATCTAAACGTGTTTCAGAGCCATTTATAGCAACTGGTTCCCGGCATATCCATTTACCGAGACTGTCCAGAAACTTCTGAACAGATAGCTTCTGCCGTTCCTTATCGGATGCTGTGCGGTAAACCACATAAAATGGATACTGGCATACCTGATGCATTACTCCGCATATATCTTCCTTTTCTGAATAAATCAAGGCTCCGTTGTCTGCTGAGAACGCAATGCCTGATTCTTTACCGAGTTCCTCAAATTTGATTGTTTCATTTTCATACAGTCCCGGATACTGATTCAGAAGTGCTTTCATGGCATCTGTCAGAATCTCATACCCGGTTGCATCTTTGCCAATTGGCTTATCTGCCATGTCTGCCACCTCCTGCCTGTGCTTTTACTTTACGAATCCATGTACTGCCGTATTGTCGCTTAGCGGCATCGAACCACTTTGCCTGTGCCTGCGGATGTGCCTGTCTGGTGTATTCAAGATTCTCTTTTGCCGCTGTCTGACCGGAAAACTGGCTAACAAGGACTTTCTTTGCTCCACGTCTTGCGTAGGGACTTCCGGTTGCTTCGTCAACCATTCCTTTTCCCTCATACAGAAAACGTCCATAAGGGGCCGCCGCCGCGCATACTTTTCCACTGCCTTGCAAGGATGTACTCTCAACTCTTGTTCGGTTGATAAAGTCCCCTGTAATCATCGGCATAAACGGAACCATACTGTCCATGACCATTCCGTCAAGGAGATACTGAGCTTCTTGATACTGTCTGGAGAATCTGTCCATATTCAGCTTGATTTTCATATCTCCATCAACTACGGAGAATCCTTTGAAATGATGAATCTTGCTCATATTACTTACCTAGAATTTCAAAATGCGGAATCAGTGTATACGGGCCGCCTACACTGGTAATCTTGAACACGTTATCCTTATTCTCATTCATGTACTGATAGAATCCATTTCGGTAATCACTTTCAGTGACTGTTCCACCAGTCCACTCGCCTTCCCAGAAAAACGACTCATCCGAGAATGTGATAGTGTCTTCTAGAGCGTTGTTAATCTGCTGTTTCCACTCCTTAACTGGCACCCACGGAAGAATCTTGCCATCTTTATCGGTAATGGTTATATCGCCGTTCTGGACGGTATATCGGATGTGTAACTGTGCATTGTCTGTTGCGTCTGGTCCGTACTTTTTAAGGATTGCTCCCTTGTCGGTAATGAGGTCAACGCCGGATAAAACATGAGGATACCAGTACGCATCTCTTGTTGTCGGACTCTCATAATAATTGAAAATCGTCAAAGTTTTTTCGTACATGATACCCTCTCCTTAATCATTTATTTTTCAGCTTATCCACGTCAACCTTGGACGTTCGTTTCCACAATTCCGTAATCTTCTCCCATCCGAACATGGAAATAAATGCCACAATAAACCCAGCCATGATAGCTGCTAAAATCATATACCACAAGATTGTCATGTGGATATACTGCATATACGCTACAAAAGCGGCTACAGTAATTCCGATAGACAGTACAAGCACCAAGGCATCTGTCGGAATTTTCGACAGGAACCCAACATTTTTAATCACCTGTGTAATCACAGACACGCAAAACGCCAAAACACTGATTACTGCTAGAATCAGAGTTACATTTGTAAATAATGCTTCCATCTTTGCCTCCTTTTATAATCCCGCATACAATATCGGTATGCCATCATCCGTCCTTACTCCCATCAGAAGCGGTAAAGCTGTCTTAAGAAGCAAGTCGTTCGTTTTCTGTACATCTCCGGCGGCGGCATACACTGCACTCCATTCCTTTGCACCTGATGCTTTCTGCTGTGGCGTTGCATAAGAGATGGATTCACTGCCAGATGATACAGATGTTACAATGCCTGTCGTGCTACCACCGGACCCGATTGCGGTTGACGTACCGCTCACAGCGGCATTGGTAGCATTCTTCTCAGCAAGCTCAATCTGATACATTAATTCAGTCAGTGAACAGACCGCCTTTTTAATACGTTTCTGTGAACGCTTATCAGCTGGCAGTCCGTCCACCAAATTATTAAATGTCAATGTATCAATAAAATCGCTGGCTCTGGCTGCCAGACGATCAAAGTCAGCTTCTGGCACGACATTGCCATAATAGGATTCTGTGTAAAAATCATAATCTGCATAAGCCATGCCAGCTACCTCCTAATCGATCATCATTTTGCTGTTACGTTTGCGCTTCCGGCATTCAGTGCCTTGTATGTTCCGTCACACTCAACCACTGTGATTTTCTGTCCGGTTGCTGCTGTGATATCGGCTTTTCCATCCCAAGTACTCCAGTTTCTGAGATTCTGTCCGTATTCAACAGTTACTGCATCTGCTGCAACTTTGTATTTATATACATTGCCAGCATTTTCCTTAGCCGGATTTACAGTGATTTTTGTATCACCGCTCTCTGTCCCAGCCACGGAATTTACTGTCAGAGCACCAAGTGTTGGTGTTTCGTCAATGGTAATTACTGCAATTGCATCAATGTACTCCGCAAAAAGAGTAAGTCCCATGACCGCAAACGCTTCGGACACTGCTGTGTGGTAGTTGCCCTGTGTATGGAATCCGATCAGATTTGTTTCGCCGGATACAGTGTATACAAGACCTGCTCTTGCGAAGTCAGATTCGTTCGGGTCAACATAATAAAGTACGATGTTCTCAACAGGAGTTGCAATAACCTGTCCTCTCGGAATCTCGCTGTCAGACAGTAAGAATATTGTATTGAATCCCATGAAATCCTTCATGTACTGGAAGCCGAACTGATTCTGAATGGTGATCTCAGCTGCTCCGAGATATTCATATACGTCCAGAATGTTGACAAATCCAACAACGCCAGTCACATTTCTGTGCATCTGTTTGAATTTGTTCTCTACACGGCCTTTGGCCATTGCCAGAGCCATCTGGAATGTTGTTTCTGTGGAAGTAAGCGTACCGGTTTTCAAATAGTCGTAGAATCTTCCGGTAACATCAGTCTGAAGCTGGAAAAGGAATTCATCATCAGTCATCTGAACGGCGTTCTCGTAACCGTGATCCTTGATTGCTTCGATAGATACAGCCTTTGCGTACTTCTCAATGGTCATTTCCGCATAGTCCTTTTCTTTTACAACGAATTTGCTGTAAGGGATTTCCTCACCCTCACCAACTTTTCCGCTCTGTAAAGTACCCTCTGCGTATTTGGACTTGAGTACAGCACCTGGCTGTTTTTTGATAGGTCTCATGATACCCAGAATATCGCGTAAGTGCTGCCAGTTTCTTTCGAATCTGGTAACAAAATCAATCTCACGTGCTGTGACCTGAATATCATTAGTCATAATAAGATTTGTTTTTGCTGGCATAAAAAAATCCTTTCTACCCATAATTGTTAAGGTATTGGGTTAGCGGCTATACTCTGGCGTATAGTCGGTGTAAAAAATCACTGGAATAACTGGATATTCTGAGCAATTGCAGCCTGTCTCTCGGACGGGTCTTTGATTGCTTCGATATCTTTCTTGGTCATACTTCCCGGTGTCTGCTGATGTCCAATCCGCGCTGTTGCAAATCTCGCCTGTTGCTGCTGAGCCTGCCGTTGACTTTCATCTACAAATGTATCAGGTTCATCCTGTTTCATCTGTTCAAGTAAATCATTAAGTCCAAGAATCTTTCCGTCCTTAAGCTTAAGACCAGCTGATTTGATATCAGCGGTAACAGATCTTTTAGCTGCTGGAGATGAAAAATTAACATTTTCCAATGCAGTTTTAAGAGCATCGTCAAAATCTCTTTCGGCGATCTTCGCATTGAATTCTTTCTCTGCGTCCTCAGCTTTCTTCTTCCATCCAGCAAGCTCTGTCTGAATGTTCGCCGGGTCGATGCCGTCAAAACCTTTTAAGGTCTCCTCTGCTGTTTCAGCACGTTCTTTCCAGTCATCGCGTTCTCCCTCGACTTTTGACAGGGTTTTCGCTACTTCTTTGGCGTTCTTATAATGTTCTGAGAGCGCCTTTTTCACATCTGCCTGTTTGTCCTCCGGGATTTCAATTCCAAATGATTTTAATGTGTCAATAAGTTTCTGCATATATATCCTCCTGGTCGTGTTTATTGACCTGCCGCCGCAGGTATTGGATTAAGCCAGTTAGACCACTGGCAGGGTAACTGGAATAACAGGAATCGAACCTGTGACACTCTGATTAACAGTCAGATGCTCTACCAACTGAGCTATATCCCATTAACCCGGATTCCCGGGTTAGCAAGGTATTTTACGTGCTATGTCTAAACACGAGACGTTTCGGGCTACGTCAACACCGCCTATACGGTCGTGCACCTCTGCACGGGTTGAATTCCACTGTTCAGTTATATGCTCACAAGGAGTGTATGCCGCCATGCACTAACGGCAATGGTACGCGTCGGAAATTGCATCCGCTTTTCAACCTCCAGATTCTGCCTGAACCTGTTTCTGTTAAGGACACGCACCCAAGAAAGGAGGAATCAATGAAAAATGTCTATGTCAAGTGGCTGTAACCACTTACGAATCTTCCCTATGAATACATTTTACCACAGAACCTCCAAAAAGTTGTGGTACATGTTTTGACTAATTAGAGCATATCACGGAGCTTTTCCACGTATCTTTTAACAAGATCACGTTCCTCCCGGCACTCCGCATCCTTGGACATATCGCTCATTTCTGTTGTGAGTTCGTCCAGATGTTCTTCCAGAGCGGCAAGCATCTTTCTCTTGCAGTCCTCGGATTTGCCGGAACGATAGCTCTGTTTCTGCGTCATATAGTCGTCATAAGCATCTCGTCCGTCAGAACGGCTGTAATGTCCTCTGACATAATGCTCACCACGTCTGGCATAAGAACTACCCCTGTCGTAATCCGGCATCATTCTGCCGTCATTTGAGCTGTATCTCCCCATGCTGTCGCGCTTTCTTCCACGTTCGCTGTAATCGTCATTGTAGCCACCACGCATCTCATCAAGGACAGTATTGTAATATTCCACTTTCTTGTCCCAGTACTGCGTATTCTTGATATCTTTATACATATCAATCAGTTTGTATGTCATTTCCAGATTTCCAGTGGTCAGCCCACTGTCAGCAATTTTGGACAGTTCGTCTTCAATTCTTGCACATAAGTCTTTAATGTCTCTCATAATCACACCTCCTATGCTTCTCTGGTCACAACAATGTTTGCGTTCGCAACAGAAACAGCCTGATTGCTTGTATTCTCTACTGCGATATTAACGCAACATCCGCGAGGTACATCAATATAGATTCCAGAGGACACATTGTTGTACTGGTCTACTGCTGCCGGTGTGGAAATCATCTGAGAAGAAAGAACCGGCTCACCAGATATTGCAATAGCCAGAGAGATAGCCCCGACAGTACCACCTGTTGGAATTGCAATATTACCAGAGAAGTCCACGAAAAATCTAGCCTTGCACTGGTTAGTAAGTCCTCTCAGCGTAATGATTCCACTTCCCTCCCTGTGCTGAATGCAGTTAGAACCTTTAACTGCTGTGTTTGAAAATACTACGTTTCCATTTGCTGCTACAGTCTGAGCAGCAACATTTGTAAATTCTGCCATAAAAATACTCCTTTCATATCACAAAAGGACAGGTCTCAGCCTGCCCTCTGTGTAATACGGCATAAGCCGACATCCGAATCAATCGAAAGATACTCTCGATATGAAGTTATCAGCAATTACATCCAGTGTTGCATCCGCATCCGTAAAATGTGTTCGGATTAGGAACCTGATATGCCGGAATCGGTGCCGGATTAATCGCATTAATGAGCTGCTGTGTCTGTGAAGCCATTGCAGTTGTGAGAAGTGCGCTCTGGCGGTCCTGAGAAGCAGCACGTCTGAGGTCGTTATTTTCAGCCTGCAGGTTAGAAATCTTTTCATTGCAAAGATAGTCGAGAATGGCTCTTGTCCCAGCGTTCTGGCTGTCAATGATATCTCTTGTGTTGCTGTTCATGGTGTTCTGTAATGCACAGGTGTTCTGCGCCATATTGTAGTTTACGCCCTGAATTGCTTCTCTGGTTTCGCAGCAACAGTTCGCAAGCTGTGCCTGGAGTGCATTGGTATTCTGCATATTTGCTACAGTGTCAGCGTTAATAGCCTGCTGGATGCCAAAGCCAGTCTGCATGATGTTCGTATTGATGCCGTTGAATCCGGTAAGCATACCGTTGTTCACTGCATAGAATCCATCACAGAGGCCGTTATTGATTCCGTCAAGTTTGCTAATTACTGCGGAATTGTCAAATCCTCTCTGAATATCTGCTTGAGTAGCTGCTGTGGCTACATATCCGCCGCCGTTTCCATTATTGCCCCAGCCGTTGTTTCCCCATCCGAAGAAAGCAAAAATAAATAAAACAATAATCCACCAGCTACCATCTCCACCAAACATGCCGTCATTATTTCTACCATTTCCAGTAGCAGCGGCAATATCTGCTAAGCTATAATTTCCATCCATAATATAATCTCCTTTTTGTGTATTTACATCAATCTGGCCAGATTGTAATGTACTATTTCATTCCTTTCAACATGTGTTGGAATTGCCCTGCCATCTGCTGAACTTGATTAAGCTGTTGCTGAGAAATCCGCCCGGACTGTAACATCTTCTCAACTTCTGCTTTCGGGTCTCCCTTAAAATTCTGCTTAAACTGCATAAACTGCTGTATCATCTGCATTGGTCCGTTTCCCTGCGGCATTCCACCACCGAGGGCGTTAAATAATGGATTACTCATCTGCGTTTCCTCCCTTGACTGCTGATTCCTGCACGGTATTAGCCCTAACAGGTTCAGAAAAAGAATTTAATCGGTTTATGATAACTTCGTATTTGCCCTTTAAATCATCATATTCCTGTCTGGTGACATATTTATTATCCATGTTCTGAACAGGCTGTTTAGGTGGCATCTGAGTGCCTACTTCATGATACTCAAACGTCCGTAACGGCTGCGGCATACCGGAAACGTCTGTGGATTTTATAAAGAATTTTTCTGATTCTGAATCCATTAGTAAAACACTTGTCCCGGGTGCTACCAGATAGGATTTTGCGCCGACTTCGCCGGATACCCACAGGATACCGCTATTATTTTGCTGTGGTTGCTGTACTGGTTGAGCTGGAATCTGGACAGGCTGTTGCTGAAATTGGTTCATCTGCCCAGGAACGCCAAAACTATATTGATAAGGATTGTTATATAATGCCATCTTATACACCGCCTTTCTGATTATATTTTTACATAAAAAAAGAACCGGAAACAGGTCGTTTCTGGCTCTAATTAGTGTCTAAAAAGTATCAACACACTTTAATTATTTTATTGTTCACCCTCCGGCTTAATCGTTTCGCCGTGGATATACTCACATTCATCTGTTCGGCGCAGTATTCGAGCGTATATTCCTTGCATCTCAATCGGAACAATCTTTCTTCGTCCGGCGTGAAATTACACTCTATTAAGAATCTGTCTATATCTTTCTTTGTGAACACATATAATTTCATGAGCATACCCCTTATTAATGCTAACGTTGATTCTGCGCAAGATAATTTGTAAGCTTCTGTTTTGTTTTTTTTAATTCTTCTACATTATTCCCACTAATCTGACTATCCAGCATGGTTGATAACACTTCCAGAATTAATGAATCTCGTTCTGCGATTCTCCGAAGACTTTCATAATCTCGTCTATCATGTTCTTCCAGTGTCTCTACTCGCTTATTAAGTCGGAATGCCGGGGTAATCCATTTAAAAATTACAGCCGCTGCCCCTCCGACAATAGACACCCCTCCGCAGATAGAAAGAAAAATCTGTACAAATTCTGATATGCTCATTTGCTCTCCTTTTCCCAGTAATATACCGGAATCTCATTTCCGCTATTCCATGTATCGAAATATTTGCCCTCTTGTACTGTCACCACGTGGCCATCTATGCAGAGAATATATGTGCCGGTCGGATGATCTGTACAAAAGTCGTTGACTGTATAGATATATCGCTCTGATTGTTCAATCAGTTTGCGTCTATACCCACGTTTATAGAGGTACGCTCCCCAGACATAATTTGCGCTTGGCATATCTGACAGAGCACACGCCTGTACCATTAATCCGGTGAATACTGTTTCCCAGTCAAGGCCGGTCGCTTTACATATTGCCCGGACAGCACAATCTCCGACTCGATTCCCAGCAGGATTCGGATTGTAATATTCCCATCTATCCATCAGTCAATCCACTTTGCTGTTTTATATCGTTTTGCCGCTCCTCTGGCTTTTGCGGCGTTCTGGCGGTTCCATTTAGCTATCATAAGTCGGTCTTGCAGCTCTCTTAGGTCATTCTGCTTGCAGTAGTCCTTGTATGCAGCATTTTGTTTCTGCAAAAGATAAGACTTCCGGTCAAGGTCTTGCTGTAATGCGAATTTTGACTGTTCGTCCTTGCAGTTATCAACCGCCGCTTGCATTCCAAGGACTTCACGCTTTGTTTTTCGGATTCTTCGCTCATAAGTGCGCTGTCGCTGTTCTTTTTCGTACTGTTTACCTTTGTTGGCTTTGTCCTGCGCTGATAGTTCTGTATAGGGATTAAATTCTCCATCACTGGCTCCAAAACTATGCCGACAGTTGACCCCTGATAGTCCACTTGCCGTTCCATATCCGGTCAATGAGAACGGCGGAAATTTCTTACTCTTGCCAGAGCGAGAGTATATCTTGCCTTGCCACCATGCGTGATTTCCCGGATTCTCGCCGCCGTCACCTGTTCTGGCTCCCATGTGAGCACTGACCAGAACTAAATCCCAGCCCATTTCTTCCATGCGTTTGAGGGATATATCTCCAGTAGCCTGAGCCACGCCAGTTCTGACAGAACGTGCGACTGCTGTTTCGATCGTGTCTTTTCTGCCAGATGGATATGTGACCGTAACGCCATCACTCACAACGTTATTAACTGCCTCTTTGATGGCTTGCGTATACCCAACCGCCCCAGTCATTACATGATTATAGGCAAGGTCGCATTGCTCAATATAGAGCCTCTGAGCGGCACTTGCAGTTGTTCTTGTGAAGTTCTTCCACTCTCCCATAGTCGCAAGCATATTTCGCTCCATGAGTCTTATCATAGCTGGTGACTGTTCGAGCGGTACAGGGCTTAATCCTGCCGCCTTATATACCTTATCATCATAGTTCATTGCAGTGATTCCTGCATCTTCAAACGCTTCAAGAAGTTCCTGCTGTTCACGTTTGGTATATTTGGATAATTCTGCCAGAATGTCCTCTAGCAGTTCACCGGATTCCTGCAGTGTTCTGATCCTCCACGCATCGGCATTGGTCAGAATATAATCCTCACCTCTGCCAATTCTTGCCATCATTCTCGACACAATCTCAGAGATGATGTACTGATGCAGTTCTTCTACTATCTGTTCACTGCCCTCTGTAATTTGCCGTAAATATTCTGGGCTTAACATAACTATTCATCTCCAAACAATTTTGGTTCGTCTGGCTGAGCTTCTTTGACCATTGCTTTCGCTTCGGATTCTGTCATATTTTCGAATTTGACATAATACATCCAAGGAGGACAGTCACCCTGTAAGCGATACTTCCACCAATTGTCTCGGTCTCTCTCATAAGAATATGCCATTTCGCCAAAGTTGCACTGAACTTTATATGCACCGACTGGGGCCAATCCATATAAATCTGCATATACGCTCAACGCATATACTACTTGTTTTATGCTTTTGTCTAATTGGTCTCTTACGTCCTTGATAAATTGTACAGACCTCTGTTGCCCTGCTTCTACCTCTGTGGCTGTTTGTATTCCGCTTTTTTCATTAAATACAAAATATCCATTAGAGAATCCGACCTTATATCCAATCTGTCCAAGGAGGGCATTTATGCCGCTTATACGGGTATCTGTGTTGAGTATCGGATTTATTTCCTGATAAAACTCTTTTTCATCTTGTCCGAATACATTCTTGACAAAATGCGGTAAGCTCATCTCATTACGTCTGTTCTCCATGCCCTGTGGCGACATGGCTGATACAGGTGCACCGCTTGGCATCAGCAGTCTATCATCTGCCAGAACAATCTTCTGAGAATCAAAAATCTCTCCGACGTTTCTGCTGTATGCAATATCGAGGTCTTTTAACTCTTCAATGGCTTCGGCAAATATTGGCAAACCCAATGGTGCGTTAATATCCACGTTATTTGCCTGCGGTGTCCGCAACACTCCGTACAGAGGCCCATCCAGTTTCTCACCGTTTGTCTTGAGAATCGGCGGCGTGTCTGCCATGAGGTCAGCCCACTTGGTCTGTTTAAGGTCAATCTTGTCTCCGATTGACTGAGGGGATTTTGATACATAAGCTCTGTTAGAAACATAATACGGATAGGTTGTCACTCCGTCCACTGTTATCTCAACAAACCTATGATATTCAAGTCGTGTATAATATTTCCGTCCGACAGTGTAAGAATCTTTAAATATAATCCCTTTTATTTCTTGATTATCATAATCTACGATCATTACATCTGCCGGAGTGAATACGTCAAGGCTCTCGCCGTTCGGCTTGATAAATACTGTTCCGTAAGCACAGCCATATTCTACCCAGTGCCGAATCTGGAAATATACTTTATCGATCTGCTCCTGTAGCCATGCCGCCCTTGCGGAACCATCTATCTGAATGCCAATCGCCAGTGTTGCGAGCCGAGCTGTTTCTGAGCAGACAGATTTCGCAAAATTGATCGTCTTGATATTATTCTTATCATCTAACCACTCCGGCGCGCCTCTGTAGATGTTCGCGCACCGGTTAATCAGTGATTCCATTTCTGGAAATTCCGCCGCCTGGATGTTAAAATCCTCTTCAGCTTGTTTTTTGAATATCATGTTAAACCACCTTTTTAGTGTTGTTATAAGTCCCATTTAATCTACCTTTTAAAATCCATCCATCTTACAGAAGTATCTCGCACAATAATGTCTTCATATTCTACAACTTTTAATATTTCGTTAATGTCAGATGATCCATATATTTTTAAACTGATGCTTAAGAATTTATTTATTTTATCTGTGAAGTACCTATTTAACATTTTATGCACTGTGCCCCCTTCTCATGGACAATGGACTGGTTGCGTATCTGAGAGAATCTATCCAGTGATCGTTGCCATCTGGATAATCTGCAATCACTTCTCCATTGTTATCTACTTCATGCTCGTAATTGATAATTTCCTTGTATGCTCTAGGCGTTCGTGCCGGATCAATGACTAATGTTCGGCACTGTAACCACTCAAAAGTATATTTGCGGCTTCCCGGTGTAACAATGGCCCTACGTGCTGGAAGCCCTGCATCTCGGAAGTCAATAATACTTTCCTCTTCGTCAACTCCGCAATAGATAGAATAATCATCATACTGTTTTGCCTTGATCTGGTCAGCCATTGCCGTATTACGGATTTTACAACCGCCAAGCTCATCCAGCAGGATAACTTTGTCCTGATTAGGTACATAAGCCACACGAATAAACGCTTTGGGATCCGGATACCATCCCCAGTCTTGTCCCTGATAGATACTTTGATACTTCTGAATTTCTTCGTCTGGAATCGTTCGGATTTCCAACAGCTCAAAGATATTTGTACCGAGTCCAACCGGAAGTCCTAAATATTCATGGTCGTAAGCTCTTGGATTTGTCTTTTTGAGATGTTCCGCATCATCAAGGAATTGTTGACCAAGCCATTCAACAGGAACTGATCTGTAATCACTCTTATGCCTGTAGCTGTCGTCTCGTGGCTCTTCTACATACACATTCGCCCAGTTGCTCCGGCTAATTGGCGGATTGAATGTCTTAAATACAATAAACTTACTGCCACCTCGAAGGACTGACTGCTGCACTGTACGAATTTCTTCAATGCCCGAAAATTCGTCAAGTTCCTCGAACCAGAGATACTTGAAGTATCCCTTGCTTGCTTTAATAGATTTAGTCTTTTTTGCCTTGTCCAGTCCTCTGAATATGATTTTCTGTCCGGTAGGCTTATAAGTGTACTGCATAGGGCTTACACTGGTGTCCCATAGTTCATTGGCTCCGAGCGCGTCAATTCCCCATGCTATCTGTTCATAAACGGATTCTCGAAGTGTGTTTCCAACTTTACGGAAAATAACGGTATTTGACATTATGCCGTTCTCTGCGTCCTGCATCATCAGGAAAGGAATCATGACACCCACAAAAGATGATTTAGTAGATCCACGCCCACCATACAAATCATAATAGGTGTGTTTTCCGTCCATAATGTCCCAGAATACATTGTAAAAAGCCGGAGCTATAATTTCATTCAGATTAATCGGATTCTCATTCATTCTGCTTCTCCGGCCTTGGAATATTATTCACAATCGTAATCTTTCCATCTCCAGAATCATCATTTTTCTTATCAGCATCCCATCCCTTAAAATTATTTCTCAAGCTGAACTGAGCGCCATTTGAACCGTCACGATCAAATAGCCTTTCCTCTGCGTACTGTTCCACTCTGGCTTTCGCGCGCGTAATCGTGTCAACAAATGCCGGCTTTGCCTGATAATTTAAAAGTGCCTGTCTGCTCGTAAATCCAAGGGCCAAGGCAAGTCCTGTAACGGTCGGAGGGTGAACATCTATGAAAATAGGGGATCCAAACTTGTTAAATATTTGTTTCCCTTTTTCATCGGTTAATGGATAACCTTTGCAATCTTCGAAATACTGTTCTATTTTGCTCTCAATCTCTTCAACGCTTGTGTACTTTGGCGTCATTCCCACGTTCTCACCTCCAACTGTCTATAAAACCCCATAGTAACACTTCTGAGTATATTCTATCATAGGTTGGCGGAAAAGTTGTGGTACATGTTTGAGGAATTTTGCAATAAAAAGAGCCGGTAAATACCGACTCTCTAATTTTATTCATTGCTTTGTAATTTTCTGATCGTCTCGCCCTGATCTCCCGGGCACCCCATGAAACACTCCGGGCAATGTTCGTAAAATGCGCATCTGATGCAGTCATGTGGACTGATTGAGCTGCAATATTGATGTAGTACTGTGAATGCTGATATGGCGAGTTGCGGGGTTATGTCTGGTGACTTAAACATCATGTTTTTTGCTCGCCCTGGTCACTTCCACATTATCATCTTTGAACTTTATAGTATCCCCATTACATTTTATCGTAACTTCGTTCTTTTCTCTGTCAATTTCAAGTGTAGGATTGTCCAACATGATTATCAACTCCTTCTCATTAATGTGCAAGTAATCCAACAAACAGCGGAAGAACTAATGCCATTAAGCATAATGGTTCTTTTGTATAACTGAGTGCCGCTATTAAGGCAAATGATGTACTGGCCCATGCTACTGATTTCGCCATTGCTGTATTAAAATCCATTTAATCACTCCTCTCCCCAGTCAATTTTCTGCCCGCATTCAGAACAGTACTTGCTTATTTTTTTACCAATAACAGGTGTTCCGCATTTCGCACATTTTTGAGTGGAAAATATATTGTACGGAAAATCTGGAACATATTCTTCAGGTTTGCATGGAATCTGCTTTTCCAATGCTTTTGCTCCGGAATCACACGCCCATGCTTCCTTGAGATATTTTTTCTTCCATTCATCTTTGTTTTCAGAACTTTCAAGGAAACATAAATGCTGGTCTCTCATATCGGATAATATGTCTTTTGCTTCTTCTGGTTTCATGTTAATCCTCCTTATCGTCCTCCTCAATACTGACAGTTTCCAGATCTTCGAAATCACAACCCATTGCGAATCCGTCAATCATTTTCTTTTTAACTCCAAATACCTCTATCATGTGAGAATTATTTTCCATGATTTTTATTACATCTGACTTTTTAACATATTCAGCCATTCTTCATCTCCTCCAACTTCTTCTCAGCTTCTTCACGAGTGAGGAATACCAAATCATTTAATTCTCCGAGCCATTCATCATGGTTTGCCCACAAAAACTGTTTACCATCTTTGCCGCATTCAATTCCACTTAACACGTTTTCCCGAATATCCATGCCGCATATGTCCCATACAGTTGTGCCAATAGGACACGGCAATCTCACAAGCAAGCCCTGTTCTTCTAAGTCTTCGTAATCACAAAGCTTTCGCGCCGCTGAAATATAATCGTGCTGTTTAACCCAGACATCTGATTCTCCGTCTGGCGTAATATCATATCTTTCTGTTAATCTCTCCATCTACTTCACCTCTCCAAACCAGTCCTGAAATCCTTTCATACAATCAGGACATAAATCCAGAGCATTATGTGCGAAATATCTTCTCTGACTATCCAGATTTAATACCATGATCCCATTAGGATTTTTTCTATCGTTTTTAGAATTGTACTGCTCATACAGTTTTCCACATCTATCACATTTCTTTGCACATGCCATTAATCCATTCCTCCTGTAATCTCATCAATACAATCGTTCCAGCCGATCTTATAGCTCGGTAGTTTGCCTCCCGCTTTGAAATACTCGCCGTTATAAAGCCCAGTTACTTTCATTTTCTCCGGCAGCGGCTTCAATGGACACCAATTAGGAATTGTTGCCGCTTCTTTATCGATCACGCATTTTCCTGCACCCAGGCAAAAGAGGCTTGTTTCCAATATATTGCTACAATCTTGACCAATTGGACAATCATAGCAATTCTCTGGTGTTTCTATCACTAATACTGATTTACTCATTCAATTTCACCACCTTTTACAATCTTGATTGCAAATTCAAACGCATCAGCTTCGCCCTCGAAATACTCTGATGTATTTTCTTCCTGTAATGCTGTAGCTCTTGACTTTTTTGATTCTAACTGCTCAATAACCTTGTCCACATCAAAAACTGTCGGCTGTTCGTCAATAACTGCACCTATTGCAAAATCCATATCCGAATTTCCAAGAGAGACAATTATTTTGTCTGCATCTATTAACCGCATTTATTCATCCTCCCAAAATTCACTAAACGGACATTCTGGACACCTACAAACCAGTTCTCCGTCTTCGTCTACGTAGTAATCATCTCCATATCCACCACATTCATAGCAGTAGTCTGGATCGTAACTAGGATTTTCAGTCATTTTTTATCCTCCCACACTCCCAACAACCGCATTCTCTCATACAGTACAGCGACGGTCTTGCGTCTGTATCCATAAAAGTCTTTCGGGTTCATCGGGATATATTTTTCTTTACTGATTTTCCTGTAACTTTTCCGGTGTAGGATATTCTCAATTACCATATCCGCTATCACCGTGTTTTTCGGGCAAGCTGACAAGGCAGCACTGGAAAGCAGGTATCCGTACTCTGCCGGGAAGTCTTTCAGCATCGTATTCAGTTTTTCAATATCCTCAGCCGGAATACCGTAGTCTTTCAGCTTTTTGTTCCTTGTCAGCATACCGTTCTCCTTTCTAATCGTCTGGGTGGTGCTTGTCGTACATGATCGCTACACATACAAGACCAACTACTCCGACTATGATTCCAAGTGTAAGCCCTAATAAGAATGTAATCATGGCTCGTCCTCCTTATATGGTTCTGGAAGTGGCATACAGGCAATAACACAGTCTTCCGGTAATCTATCACTGACTGGAATCCAACCATTTTCTTTCTCGTCCTGTTCCAGATCATCCTTAAGCTGTTCTATCATATCCATAACATCGCTTGCCAAAACCATCTGGTGGTCATCCACAAGTTTCTTCATGAAATCATGATAATCCGATAATCTGTCTTTGATATGTATCATATTATCTCATCCTTTCTCAATGTCCGCTTCTTACCATGCAAAACAGCAGTTCTGTCATTGATCTTTTTCTTGATCCATTGTGTTTACACTTTATAGCAACCGATAATTTCCATTTTTCCACATCTCCATCTAGTGGTGTTGGGTTTTCAAATTCTTCGGCAACATCTCTCTGATACGGAACTGCAACCATTACTCCCATGTTACCTATTTCCGCGTAACATTCCGGAAAATTCTCACGTATATGTTGGGCAAATTTTCCATTTTTTAAATCAGGTAAAATCTCTTTGTAGCACTCCATTGTTGTTACAAGGTAGTTTTTTTCTCCAATAAAATTTAATCCATTTCCGCTGTAAATATCCTCTTTGCAGCTTTTGATTTCATAGCATGTAAATATTCCTTTTTCGATTGCTGAGATAGAACACTGGTTTTCCGGAATAAACTGCATGTAATCTACTCTTCTTGGCTTTCCTGCTGCGTAGCCATAATCAAGGCTTACTTCTCTAGCCCAGTATTTACCTGGGCCAGAAAAACAGCTTTTTTCCAGCAATTGACTAAGAAATTTTGTTGTTTCAGATCTTTTCATACTTCCACCTCACTGTCCGCTGGCATCTGATAATCAATATGTCCATTTACATAGGCTTCCTGAATCATATCCAGTACTTTCATGGCTTTTGCTTTGGTGGAATAATGACCCAATGAAATATATTCATCTTCTCCTGGATTCATCTGGCTCCAACAAATAATTTCTTTGCCATTAATGTTATTGATATTTATAACAATGTTTTCGAACTTTACCAGAGATATCTTATTCTGACTTCTGATTAACATTTTGCGTCCTCCTTGTTTACTCTTTTATTCCATGCTCCAACGAATTCTTTATAATCCCATGTGCCCGTACAAAAAGCTAATCCACATTCACAGTGAATACTTATCGGATAACCTCCGCTGTCAGGGTCGTAAAAAGATGGCTTCCAATCTCTTTCTGAGATATACATATCTTTGTCTGTATCTATCTCTTTTCCGCAAAACGGACAAGGCTTTAATTTATCCATTTTTTCATCCCCATTTTCTCCTATAATTCAAAATATTTCTTCCATGTTTCTGGCAGTGTGGTACAATCTGGCTCATAAGGTTTTGGATATACTGTATATCCGCACTTTGAACATTTAATTTGTGGTGGAAAGTCCCTACTCCATTCCATATTTCCACCACATTTTCTGCAACAAATGTATTTCTCTACTTTCTTTGGTTTTGGTTTAAAAAATGAAGTATAATTATTATTTTTCATTTCCCATCCTCACTTTCCCCATGTAAGTAACTGACACGATATCAATTTAGATCTACGTTCATTTTTCTTGCCATGGCTTCTATAACTGATACTGTTACGCCGTTTCCTGCCTGCTTGTATAACTGGCTGTCAGAATTAACAAACTGAGCCTTTTTAAAATAATCATCCGACCAACCTTGTAGCCGAAAGCATTCTTTCGGTGTCAGCTTCCGGATTGCTATGTAACACTGATATTTTTCATACCAGACCGCATATACAACCAATTCTTCCGACACTTGAACAAATATCCCTTGATTGCAGCTTGTGTCTAGTGTGTTTGCAATCTCTTTCCCAACTCTTCCTCTTCTTGTCTTACTACCTCGAACTGATAAATTCACAGCATCGACACCAACTCTGCACTCTGAATATCCTTGTTTTGTTGCTTCTGCTACCTTTACGCAAATATCTAAATTATTTTCTTGCGATTGTCCTCTAAGTATCGAAACTTTATTTCTAGGAGCAACTTTCCTGATTGTGCTTGCTGTAATGTTTTTGAACTTAACAGCAACAGCCGTAGCACCTCTGTCTGTTTGGCAAGCGAAATTTACTCCACTGTTTTTCTGGTATTGATTTTTCAATGTTCTGCATGTTCCATCTGGCATACAATTAAATCCAGTAGGTTCAATCGCTACGCCATGTATATCTGCTCTTGTAAGTATAAACATTGGCTCGCCATTGTCTTTGAATCTTCTCCCATTCTGACGCTTTTCTACTCGATCCGGTGTCAGAACCGGAAGTGCTATCTTCGGATTGTTGTTATGTCCTGCCGAATGGCATTTTGCGATTCCATCAATTCCAAGCACTTTCCCATCTTGTGACGAATTAACTTCTCCTATGACTTTTATTGCAATTCCACTATCCTGTCCGGCGTGGTTCGCTACGCCTTTGTAGTATCTTGCTTTTAAGCATCTTGCAGTGTCCGTCATTTGCGATCCCTGGTAACATAAATCTATGAAACATGGTAAGGCAGTGTGGTGTCCACTTTCTTCGCCTTGACAGGTGCTTAATGCTTCTGTAATTCCATCTTGTACGAATACCTGCGTATTTCTTTTATATCCGTTCCTGTGTCCAATTATTTGAATACTATTTTCTCTGTCTGCTCTTTCGACAGGAAATATTTTTGCGGTACTTCTGCTTCTAAGATGTCCGATAATAAAACATCTTTCCCGGTTTTGTGGCACTCCAAAATCTTTGGAGTTGAGCACTTGCCATTCTGCATCATACCCTGCCCTATCCATTTCAATGAGCAGTCTGGCGAAATCCCATCCTCCATTAACACTAAGCAGATTTTTAACGTTCTCAATGAAAAGGTAAGTGGGTTTATCTTCTTCTTTGAGCTGTCCGACAAGGTACATAACTCTGAAAAACAGGCTTGAACGATTTCCTTGAAATCCGGCTTGCTTTCCTGCAACGGATATGTCCTGACAAGGGAATCCGAAACACCAGCAATCTGCTTTTGGAATGTCTCCGGCATACACTCTTCGAATGTCATTTGCATACCATTCTCCATTTCTGTATTCCTCCTTTAATATTTCCTTCTGTCTTTTCTTGATAGGAATATCTTCCAATGTCTTTCGCTGCTCTTCTGTCAGTAAGTGCATTGAGATGTAACTCGCAGTAGCAAATTTATCGAATTCGCAAAAACCAACGCATTCATGCCCCGCTAATTCCATTCCCCTGCGAAATCCTCCGATTCCTGCGAAAAAATCTATAAACTTCATTTTAAACTCCCATCTTCTTAACCAGATTCTTATTCATCTCATCGAATCTTACATCTGTGTTCTTTTCAATGTCCTGTATCATACTCAGAACGCTCATTTTGCCCTCATTTGCCATTTTAACGTATTCATTGGCAGTTCTTATCACATCAAGCAATCGCTTCGTGGAAAAGCCATATAAACGCCTCAGAGCCATCATTGTTGTAACGGTGTTGATCGTGTTACTCCAATCTTCACCAACAGTGAATCCATCCTCGTAGGCTTGCTGCTCTACGTCTTTTATCTGTCTATAACAGATCTGCATTGAACGCCCGAATGCCTGTGCCGCCTGATTAGAAGTCTGAACAGGAAATCTGGTCTTTTTCTTGACTTTTAACTTGCTACTCATTTTTCCTTCACCTTTCTGAACCTGTATCCTGTCACTCGATACGCTCGTGGCGTACCGGGGTTGTCCGTCGCAAGTAAGCCACTTTCCAGTAATTCGCCGAAATGATTCTGCACGGTATGGTTAGATATGCTCAGACCTGCTGCGATTTCTGGAATACTTGGCGGATAATCATGTTCTTTCAAGTATCTTATGATGTACAGATATATGTCTTTCCTCGTCTGGATTCCCTCATAGTACTTTCTTGCTGTGTTATACGGCATTTCTATCACGCTCCTTTCTGTGAGTATCATCAGCCCATTTGACAAAAGCCATTGTTAGATAGTCAACCAGACTGTCTGGATACACTTCACGAAGCTCGTTTGCTCTTTCTGTCAATGCGTGCCAGTATTCATCATCGTCTTCGATTCCATAAAATTCTTTTATTGTCTTCCAAAACTCCGGCATGAACTTGTGCATGATCGGAATATCTTTAGCTTCTAGTTTCAATTCCTCACATCCTTTTTTGTATACAATATTCTGCACACTGTATACGCTCTTTTAATTTTTAAAAATTATTATATATTATATATATTAGGTATATAATATGAGTAACCGACAGTAACCGAAACGTAACCGTTCAAAAATCCGCAAACCATTGATTTTACAGGCAGGTAACCGAGTAACCGAGTAACCCTGACTTTCTCATATAGGGAAACTTTTATACTCAATATGTGCATATAAATATTCAAATATATATATACAGAATCAAAGGTTACCTAGGTTACCCGGTTACCTTTTGAACGAATTGTTTATTAATCAAACACAATATCGTCCGTAATCTCAAAATCATCATTGCAATTAACGAATTCTTTTGGAATTTCGTCTACAATTTTCAAGAACACACATTTAGTAACAATTCCGTCCAGCTTTTTCGCTTTGGTCGGATAACCCCTGCTGTCGGTTTCCACAAGTCCCTTCTTAACAGCCCATGATAAAAATGCTTTTCTGGAAAATCTTCCGATTTTGCATAAATCATCAAACGCTGCGCTATAGATTATTGCGGTTGACGTTTTCTCTACCGGATCATTGTCGATAATTCCCCACCTTTCTGTTTTTATATCTGGGTTATCATCGAATTTAATTCCGTTCATGGCAATCTTATCAAGCACGAACCAGTAAGCGCGTTCGTTTTCAGATACCATTTCTTTCTCTGTCAGAAGATTCTTAGCCGTCTCAATGTCAATGTACTGGCCATCATGGAACAGCTGATCTGTTGCGATTTTATCTGCTGCCAGAATAATGCTCATTGATATGCTTTGCTTCTGCATCTTATCATCGTCCTGTATAAGCCCTTGATAGTGCTTTTGAAGGGATTTTATATCGTCAATGGACATTTCCTTAACTACATTTACAAAATCGATTCCTGCGTACCCGTAGTTCTTTTTAAGGGTATCTGCGGTAAGCTGTGGATCATCAAATATCTTTTCAGAACACTCGACCTCAATAATTCGGTTAATTGCTCCACCTTGGCTGACATATCCTGCAAGCGGACGTTCACCATTGGTCAGAATGCAGTTCTGCCAGCGATTCTCCCGGTTAACACCCAGCTCCTTGTTGGAACGGCTCTTTCCTTTTCCAGAACACAGGTCATATACAATTCCTTCGAAATTATCCCGGATTTTAGCCGATACTTTGGAAGTATCGTCCAGGATCAGCGGTAAGTTATTTAACATATCGGATTTTGCTTCCAGGGCCACATCGGTTGTTTTAAAATCTCCTATATATCTGGATTCGCCAGGGTTCGCCCAGACAGAAGCTCCTAGCATAAGTGTTACGGTCTTGCCACCCTCAGTTTCCCCCCAGAGGTCTACAAAGAACGGAAGTGCGCCAACAAGCTTAATCAGAATACTGGCAAAACTTGCAGCCAACATGATTTTCGGCTCTATTCTTCCAGTAGCACGAACCTTTTTTACATGTTCATACCATTCTGTTCTGCTGCCGCCTACACTGATACTTTCATACAGTTGTCGGAACCGCATATCTCCATCGAATACAATGTCTTTGTCATAAGGAAGAAAATAATCCCTGATCCACCCGATTTTGCTTGATGAATACTGAATATTAATGTAATCGTCATTTGCATTCTCGACATCTGACAGATACCGCACAAGAAACTTCGCATTCTCAGATGTTACTGAAATTCCAAGTGCAGACAAGCCAACAATTTTGCTCGCTGACGCAACCATGGTTTTTGGAACAATAACCTCTGACCACTTATTATTCCTCTTATAGATTAGCTTTATCTGTTCTTCTCCAGTCTCCAGATTCTTCATTCGTTCAATCGGAAGAATAGGGTGATAACAAGCTATAATATCCGGCGATCCTGGATTTGTGTTTGATATTCTGATTCCGTCATCATCTGCTATCCAGTTAAGACATTTCATTCTGTCATATTCACAATCGGAGAAATTAGTCCACTGGTCCAGCATAGACAACGTCCTATTGTTTTTCTCTTTCTCGATCATTTGCTTCTGTACTTTCGTGTAAGCCTTAAGCAAATCCTCAAATTTTTTCTTTACGCCAAGCTCCTTGGCTCTGTCCAGAAGAGTCAGTGTAAGACGCGCCTTGTATATCTCGTCTTCCTGGCTGAATATCTCGTCAAACACTTCTTCATCCAGAATAGAGTCCTTCGTGAGCTTGCTTATCATTTCCACTTTTAATCACCTTCTTCCAATCCTGTTAGAAATCCATGCTTATATAATGCAAGCTGTAATTTGTTCCATGCTTCACACCAGCCATCTGATAATGGCCTTGCTCTGCCAAGAATAGACCTGTAAAAATCAATATCGGACAAGCATTCCTGCAATTCTTCATTTTTCTTCCGCTCTGCTTTCTCTCTCATTTCTTTTTGCTTCTGAGCGTGATATATTGCCATTCTGGACGAAAAATCAGGTTTATGGTATGTTCCGCCAAGAATCTGAAAGGCTGTCTTAAAATCGCAATTATCCATATTCTGAACGAAAGTAAAAATATCTCCTGACGCGCCACATCCGAAGCAATAGTAGCTGTCTTTGTAAATTTTCAATGAAGCAGTACGGTCACTGGGATGAAATGGGCAACTGACAAAGCCAGCTCTGTTCGGAATCATTCCGTATCTGGAAAGAACATCTCTCATACTGTTCTGCTGTTTAATTGTTTCTTTGTCCATCCGACAGAATCTCCATTATTCGTTTTCCAGTATTTTTCTTGTCACAAAATAGGAATTCAACGCCATATTTTCTCTGCATTGTGCATAGAATTTTATACAACGTATCGCCGTGCATAACTTTCTGTTCTTGCTCAATCCAGATACCATTTTTCTTAACCCGCTTCTTCGCCCTGGGATTCTCCCACCAGAGAACATCGTCCAGCTTTTCGATTCCTTTCCCGTGTTCGCATAAGAAGACAAGTTTTATTCCTGCTTCATTTGCCCGGATAATTTCAGATCGGAATCTTTCATGCTGCTGACATACATTTCCGCATAACTCTGCAAGGTTCTGTTTTCTATCAACTACTAAACGCGGGTTATCATAATTCATGTAATCACCCACATACAGCTTTGACACGAACCATTTTTCCCCTGCCTCGTCAAATGCCTTTTTAATGCCATCAATAACTTTCTGATGTTCTCTGCTATCAATCTGTATCAATTAAATGGCATCTCATCGTCGATACCATCAGGAATGCTCATAAAGCCGTCCGGGTCGGCTTCTGGATTCGGTGTAGGCGATGCTGTCTGTGCCTGTGAAGAACCTTTACTTTCGCCGAATTCGATTTCCTCGACAACGATATCTGTTGTATATACCTTCACGCCGTCTTTATTCGTATAAGATCCTGTCTGGATTCTTCCAGATAAATCTGCTTTCATTCCTTTTCTGAAATATTTTTCGATAAATTCCGCAGACTTTCCAAATGCAACACAATTAAGGAAGTCCGCTTTCTGATCAGAACCCTCTTTTGCAAATCTTCTATTGACTGCAACGGAAAATCTTGCAATTGATGTTCCATCATTTGTATATCTGACTTCTGGATCTCTTATAAATCGTCCTGTAAGAATAACTTTGTTCATTTTTTATTCCTTTCCACTATGCTGTTTATCGTACTCAATCAACATTTTGAGGCATTTTTGCCCTTTTTCTTTTGTGAGTCCTTTTACATCGTCTACCTTGAAACGAGTTTTAATCTGTTCAAACAAGTTAGAACTCGGATATTTGTCAATGATGTTCTGGATGCTCATTACATTTTCTGAAGTAATCATCTCAACAGGTTTTTTTGATTCTGGCTTTTTAGCTGCTGTTTTCCCACTACTACCTGTATTAGTAGAATCACTGTCTTTGTTATCATCAATACAGAACAGCCCATTCAAAGCGTATTTTCTGGCATAAGATGAAGCTGCACCTGTCACCTGTGAAGAATCCATGCCTTTCTTAGACTCTTCTTCCCTTGCATAAGCAACGGTTGTAATCTCACCGGTATCTTCACAGTCGTTTAGATGAGCTTCTGCTCTGACATATATTCTGTCTCCAACAACTTCCATCCGATCTGTGACGTTTAACACGGTTTTTGTTTCTGCCAGAAGCGGCTTTACTGCTTCCAGAATGTCCTCACAGCTTCTATATTTATATTTCCCGAATGAGTTATACTGCCCTTTTGGGGCTTTCAGCTTTGACTGAATAACTCCTAATTTTTCATAGATATTCAATTTCAATCCTCCTTGTCATAAACTACATGCTTGCTGCCCTCAACGATCAGCAAACTTGCGATATCTTTCATTGATATGGTTGATTCGTTATAGATCTCAACCAGTGCGTTGTATGCTTCCGATGATACTTTCACGACCGGGTTATCCTTATCAGTTGCAGGCTGTTTCTTTCTCGCTGGAATACGGATTTCAAAATCACTCATGAGCGTTCTCCTTATATGCTTTCTGAGCCGCTAAAAGCCCATTTAGTGCTTGCGTGTAACTTGCCAATGTTCTCGCCTTATACTGCTCCTCTATTGGATTATCTGGAGCAAGTGCAAGCTGAACATCAATCAGTCTCAAGACTTCCTGTATCCTCTCGTTCATAGACAGGCTCCTTTAACTGCTTAAAAAAACAATAGATTGCGTCTGACTTATCCCCCATGCCCGGAACCGTCTTACCGTTCTGAATGGAATCAGCGGCGTGATATTCGAGATGGTCGATAAACATGTCTGGATTCTCCCAATCAACAATTGGTGTATCTCGTTTGTTAAGCTCATCCAGAAGGACATTTACCGCCAAAACCATATTCCATTTTGGAAGAAGTTTTAATTCTTCAAGATTCATTTAACGGACACCTCCCATCAATAAGCAGTTCCAGAAGACATTTCTTTGCATCTTCATAATTCTGAGATTCGGACTCAAAGTCATAAAACTGACACAAAGTAAAATGCTTTACGATCTCCCCTGCATCATTAAATACATAAATATAAACTCTGGATATGTCGTCACACGCCGTATAGTCAAAATTCACATGCGCCGTTGTTTCACTTGAAACTCTCAGACACAAATCAAATATTTCTCTGATTTTCTCTTCGTTCATAATTTCCTCCTTGTATTGACTTTTGGTTTCTTTCCTTCTACAATGAAGAAGAGATATATTGTCTTGGATCCTTATTTGAGTTGCAGCTCTGAGGATCCTTTTTTAGTTGGCATGTCTAGCATGTCCATTCTTTCCACGTCCTTGCTATGTACACAGCTCCGATCAGTCCCAACGCTCCCATGATCTGGTCACGGCTGTTGTCCCAGGTCCAGAACGGAAGATACGTTGCTATCCCTCCAATCAGAATGGAGTCTATCCAATCTTTCATGTCAAAGCCTCCAAGATTTCCTCGTTAGGAAAGTTCAATCGAATAAAAATATGCCGCAGTTCCGGATACGTGAATGTTTCCGGCTTATTTCGCTTTTTACGGAAAGTGTTTTCTGCCATTCCGGTAATTGCTGCCATCTGTGCATCACTTACTCGCTCGGCCTCCATCCTTTTTGCAATATTGCCTTTCAAAAGGATGTATTTCTTTTGCTCTGTGGTATATCTGATTGCCACAGTCTTTCCTCCTTTCTTACTTGATAAACATCCATGCAGCGTTTGAAAAAATTAATGCAATCATGGTTACAATCCATGCGCAGAACCATTTGTGAGTCTGCTTTTTTGCCTCTCTTACAACCTCAACTGCATAGAAAGTTTCGAACTCTTCAAAATTTGTCACTTTTTTATCCTCGGTTTTCTTCATAAAAAATCCTCCTGTTCTCTTGCGAAATACAGGAAGAAATGATATGATTATCCTGTAATCCGCTAGCGTGATTAGTGGTTTACAGCTCCGAGGCGAGAGGTTTCAGCTCTCCTTCGGAGCACTTTATTTTTCAAAATGTTTTTCCATAAGGTCAGCAATCATTAGATATTCTTCTGCAATTTTCCCTTTTCTGGTATTTTTAACCTGTTCACGGAATTCCGGAATAGTCCCAAAGAAGCATCCGCATGCAACTCTGACCTTTTTATCTTTGCATCTAAAAAACGTAGTGGTACGGAATTGAGTACCAAATCCATGAATAGTTGTGTAATCTGCATTGCCGTACACCTCTGCATCGCCGGACACCCATGCATCGCCGTACACCTTTGCATTGCCGGACACCCATGCATTGCCGGACACCTTTGCATTGCCGTACACCTCTGCATTGCCGGACACCCATGCATTGCCGGACACCTTTGCATTGCCGTACACCTTTGCATTGCCGGACACCTCTGCATTGCCGGACACCTCTGCATTGCCGGACACCCATGCATTGCCGGACACCCATGCATCGCCGGACACCTTTGCATTGCCGTACACCTTTGCATTGCCGGACACCTTTGCATTGTCGGACACCTCTGCATTGCCGGACACCCATGCATCGCCGGACTGGTTTACATTTCCTTCTTTTTCTACCCATCCGCCAGTTTCTCCGGCTTCTACATCCGCAAATGAAATGAGTGCTTTGATTCGGAAAAGTTTCTTTCCGAAAATGTTAATTTTGGTTTCTGATGTTAATTCAAATTTCTTCATTTTCTTCCTCCTCTTTAATTACTGTGAATGCACAGTTTCTTTGTTTCGTCTTTTGAATTTTGTGATATACTCTCCTGTAAAGGAGGTGCTCATTTGGTAACAAGATATCAATATAAAATATTGAAAAAAGCTTTAAGAAATTGTGGATTTACTCCTATCAATCAGCGTGAAGTAGATGCCTGCAAATACCTTTTCAACAAAAAATGCTTTATGCGCTCAAGATTGCGAGAGTACGAATATGAAATCACGCAAGCAGGAGAAGTTGCCATGAAAGCATATTTTCAAGATATATCCAGATTTTGGATAACAACTGTTCTGTCCATCATTGCGCTGATTACAGGTCTTTTCTCAATCTCTATACAATCAGAGCCACTATTGCAATTATTAGAGAAATTATTGAGATAATTGCTAAAACGTGTGTGCAGATGGATAATGATTTCACATATCGTGAATATATTCCGAACTGCTCTTTCAGATATTCGTTATCCGTCTGCTCACTTGGAATTTCTTCGGGCATCTTCAAGTCGCCTTTTTCCCCTGTCAGAACAGCTTTTTTAATCTTGCCTGTCTCATATTGCAAATCCAGAACAAATTTCCAAATCTCTCCAAAGGACTCTTCGACTTTGTTTTTGTATCTGCTCAACTGTTTTCACTTCCTTTCTAGTCAAGAGCTTTGTAGATGGTTTTGTCTACTTTTTAAAGAAAATTTTTTCTTTCTCAGCAAGTGATGTGATTCCAAGCTCACTACAGAGAATATCTGTTTCCCTGTTTGTGAAGTCTGCCTTGTTCTTACATTTCATTCTGAAATACTGCCTTGAAATCCCTAATTTCTCAGCCAAATATCCATATTTCTTTCCAGAGTCTTTAATTCTCTGTTCAAGCAATGGAGTATCAACCATTCCTGTTCCTCCTTTCTTTTTGTTGATGTTTCTGTCTACATTTAACACTATAACCCATGTTGATATTTTTGTCAACAATATTTTCAAAAAATGTTGAAATATTTTTCAACACATGTTATACTCTCATTGTAAGCAGAAAGGAGGTAAACTCCATGAACATAGGAGAAAGAATTAGAAAGTGCCGTGAAAATTTAGACATGACGCAAGAAGAACTGGCATTAAAACTTGGATATAAGTCAAGATCTTCCGTGAATAAGGTTGAAAATTCAAGAGAACTTTCTATAAAGAAAGTGCGTGACTATGCTAAGGCATTAGGCGTATCGCCTGCTTACTTAATGGGATGGACGGAACATAAGCCAGACAATGCAGAATTAGTCGCAGATATCTCAGGAAATCCGCAGCTACTGTCCTGTATTGAAAAACTCACTAATCTTCCAAAAGACGACCAACAGTTAGTTTATGGCTACGTAGATGCTCTCTATTCCAAAAATAAAGCCGGGGATTAATTTCCCCGGTTTTTTAATACTCTGGCAATGAATCTATAGAAGAATTCAAGCAGACTGTCATCATTTATTTTATCTATCATCTCAATAATTTCCTTCTTATAATCCATAAATAACCCTCCCTGTCACAGCTACCGCCTACACTACAGTATATGTCCGGTTTGTGGGAAATATAACCGAACATTCGTTCTTATTATATCAACCCACAAGTCCAATAAAACGAGACACGCCTAAATTTCCTCTAGCTAACTGCCAGTGGTACACTGGAATATTCGTAATATCGAATATAATTTTTACTTTTGCAAAAAGGAAGTTCGCTTTGAGTGGAATTTTTATTGTTTCTATAATACCGTCTGTTTTCAAAATTCCCTTCGCGTTCCTGGTCAAGGTCGAATGCCTGCACATGTGTTGAGCAGAGTATATGTCAGAATCCTTGTGTACATAATCATCCACGCACATTGGAAGATGGATTATATAATTGACAAAAACTATAACCGATATCAAAATTAGTACTTTTTTGACTCTTTTCATTCTAAAATCACCTACAAACGTCTATTTACAACTATATTGCATGATGCTATAATCAACTATAACATATAGAATTCTTATTTAACGCAAATGGCGAAAATGACAATTTAAAGGACTGATTTGCATGAAAATTGCGATTTGTGACGATAATTCTTTACAGATTGATTTTTTTAAGGCTCATGTTGATGAGTTTTTGAAAAAGTGTGGAGACAAGAGCTACACGCTAAACACTTATAGTAGTGGGAAGCCGCTGATTGATGATATAGCAGACGGTCAATGGTACGATATAGTCGTGCTGGATGTGGTCCTAAATAATGAGAATGGCATAAATGTCGCAAAGCAGCTCAGGAAAAATGGATATAATGGCAACATTGCCTTCTGGACAGCATATAAAAACTATGTATTTGACGCATTAGACGTCTTACCAGTGCATTACATCATCAAAGGTTCTGAACATGGACGCATGTTTTCTGTCGTAGCGCACACGTTGGAAGATATCCGAGAGAAAGCCTTAACTATCAAAAACCGAGACCACTTCCACCGGGTAGAATTCCGGCATATCGAATACATAGAAAGCCGAAATAAATCAATTCTCGTCCACTGTACTTGCGGCGTTATTCATGTAGCACGTGGAAAGCTGTCAGATATAGAGCCGCATCTTGATGGAAGATTTCTCCGTTGCCATCAAAGTTATATCGTCAACATGGACGAAATTAAAGATGCATCAGATCATTTTGAGATGATATCGGGGGATATTGTTCCAATCAGGCAGAGGGAGGCTGCCAAAATAAGGAATCTATATAAGAATTATATCGAGAATTTTGAGTAATCGTGTCAAAAGGGGGAAATATGAAAAAAATACGAAATGTGTTGATGATCGTTTGGACCGCATTAATTGTATTAATGATTGTGGCCTTGATGAGTTCAAACGATCTTTCATCAGACAATATTATGGTCGTTGTTGTACTTGAGGTATTTGGAATTGCTGTTTTGTATCTTATTTTTGCACTTTTGCTGTCTATTAAAAATAAGGTTCAAAAACCTGCAATATCAAATAATTCCGTAGCAACCCAGCCAGCGGTTGTAGAAAAACCTGTTCGAGTATTGAATCTGAGAGTTATATCCGGTAAGGAGGATTTTGAGCTTGGTTCCAAACACGCAAGATTTGATTTGAAGCAATGGAAAGATGGGTCTGTTACAGTGTCAGATGCTCCAACCAAATATGAACTTTTCGACTATGAATGGAACGGGCCGGAATACAGAACAGTAGAAAAGACAACTACAACATCTCACACTAAAGGGAAAAGTAAAGAAAAAACGAAACGAAGAGGGCATTTAGCAGGAGCCGTTGTTGGAACCGCTATTGCTCCGGGAGTTGGAACTATAGTCGGTGCAGCTGTTGGAACTGGAAAGAAAACCAAAGGAAAGAATAATTCCACTACTACTGGAACTGCTACCACAACAAGTGATAACATTGAAGTGGATTCTTATGCATCTATGAAAATGCGGAATATCGAAACCAATCAAATAAATACTATTGGATTCCGCTGTAGTTCAAATATAGATATGCAGTTAAAGAGCTTCAATATTTCCAAAAGCTCTGATGCTGTTGAAAATGTTCGAAATCAGAAAACATCCGTTGAACTACTGAAGGATTACAAAGAGCTTTTAGATAGCGGTATTATTACTCAAGAAGAATTTGACCAGAAAAAATCAGAACTTTTATAAAAAAGAACCGGCTCTCACTACCAATGAGAACCGGTTTTTAAAAAAAAAAGAAAAATATTTTTACGTTCCGCAAAGCATACTGAAGTGAAACGTATCGCCTGACAAGTCATATTGTATCATCTTCGGTGTGTTCGGACAAGTCAGAAAGTTTGTTCGGTTAATAAGGAGGAAAAGAAATGGCAACTGCAAAAAAACTGCCATCTGGCTCATGGAGATGTCAGGTATTCAGTCACATCGAAGAAATCCCATTATCAGACGGGACCATCAAAAAGAAAAGGGTTTATAAATCTTTTACATGCTCAGATCCTAGCAAAAAAGGGAAGCGAATCTGTGAGCAAATGGCTGCCGAATGGGCAGCAAAAAAAGAAAGTGAAGTATTGACTGCGCGATATGTTCCACCAGAAGATATGACATTAAAAGAGGCATGTAATAAATACATAGAAAGCAGAACAGGTGTTTTATCCCCTGGAACTATTAGAGAATATAAGCGATCTGTCAAAAGAGACATGGCTAAACTTATGTCATTAAATATAATGGAAATCACTCAAGAGGATGTTCAAGCTGAAATGAATCGTGAAGCACTTACTCATTCGCCAAAAACTGTGTACAATATGCATGGCTTTCTTTCTACTGTCTTGAAGACTTATCGTTCGGATTTCATCTTAAGAACTTCCTTACCTAAAAAGGTAAGACCGAAAATCTATGTACCTACATCTGCCGAAGTCAAAAAGGTAATTGAATGTACTGTAGGTAGTGAATTAGAGATACCTGTTCTTCTGGCAGCATTCGGTCCAATGAGGCGGTCAGAAATCTGCGCGCTTAATTCTGATCATATCAAGCAGAACATAGTACATGTCGAATATGCTATGGTTATGAATGATTCTCATGGTTGGGTTATCAAAAGACCAAAATCTTTTGCTGGCGATCGTTTTATTCCATTTCCGGATTTCGTTGCAGAAAAACTTAAAGGTATACATGGAAAAATAACAAATTTGAATCCGGCGCAAATATCTAATAGATTCGCTGATGTTTTAGAGGATAATCATATACATCATTTCCGTTTTCATGATTTGCGTCATTATTGCGCATCTGAGTTGCATACTCTTGGAATTCCAGATGTATATATTATGCAGCGCGGCGGTTGGGAGGATGATACCACATTAAAAAATGTATATCGGCACGTTCTGGTTGATCGAGAAAAAGAGATGAATGAAATTGGGAATGATTATTTTTCAAAGCTATGCAACACAAAATGCAACACGAAATAAACAAATGCTGTAAAATAGGGAATGTTAGGCTTTTTCTTACAGGTTCAAGTCCTGTCATCCGCATTTT